AACTATTAATTCTTCAGGAAATTATGTAAATACATTTTCGGGAGGAGATCCAGGAAATGCACAAGGTATTACTGGTAATGAAGGTTCATCAAAATCAAAAGATACTTCTAAAGGTGGTCAAGGAACTGCTTCATATGGTCAATCTTTTCATGGTGCAGATGGTGGTAGAGTAAACTTTGAACTTGGTGGTGATACAAACTACCGGGTTATGGTAACTAAAATGTTTATAGAGTCAGGTGCAGAGGAAGGCACAGGAATGAATATAGAAGAATTTGCTAACACATACTTTCCATTACCTCAAATGGCAAATGGAGGAATTATAAACACATATGGCTACTAAAAATACAGCAATAGAGAGAATAGATTCTCACGAAAAACTTTGTAGAATAATGCAAAAACAAACTCACGATAAAATTTTAAAATTAGAACATCAAATTAATAGAGTAGAAAGTATTCTATTAGTATCAGTCGGCGCTTTAATTAGTGGTATGGCTTATGTTATCTTTGCTTTAGCATTACAATGAAAAACAGTTTACTGGTACACAAGCACTTAATTGTGCGCGCTGAAGCTGTAACTCCACCAACCGACGAAGAACAATTAATAGAATGGATGAAAGAATTTGTAGAGTCTATTAATATGAAAATATTTATGGGTCCTTATGTTAAGTATTGTCATATGGAAGGTAACAGAGGCATTACTGCAGTTGCAATTATTGAAACATCGCACATAGCAATGCATATTTGGGATGAAATTAATCCAGCGTTAATGCAATTTGATGTTTATAGTTGCGGTAATTTAGATGTAGAAGCTATATGTAAAAAAATAAAAGAAGATTTTAATATACAAAAAATAGAATACAAATTTCTTAATCGTGAAACAGGTCTCCAGGATATTTAATTACACATGCAGCCCATAAAATAACCAGAGCCATCTTTCATTATATGCAAGTTTAAGGTATCAGCATAGCCAGATAATTTAAGTCTTAAAATATCACACAAAGCAAAACAATCTACTTCTGCTGTTATGGCTATACCTTCCATTATTTGTTTTGTTACAGGTATCAGTTGATACAAGCCATCATTTAATATTATTAAATCCATTCTTTAAAATCCTCTGCCATAATTTCATTAGCTATATTCATTTTTTTTCTCAAAGCTTTTACAATCTTTGCATCAACAGTATCTTCTGCAAGGATATCTATGTAAGTCATTTTTCTTTTTTGACCTGCTCTGTTTATTCTAGCTTCACTTTGAGTTCTTTTCTCAAGGTCATAACCATTAGAATAATAAATCATAGTGTTGGCTTCAGTAAGTGTAATACCATAACCACCTGTTGCAGTAGTACCAATTAAAAATCTAACAGGACTATTGGGATCCTGCATTTTTTTAATATTATCTTGTCTATCTTCTTGAGGTGTGTCTCCATAGTAAGTAACATAAGAGTCTTTACCATACTCTTTTTCAACAGCTTCAATAATAGATTTAATATCATGTCGCCAATGGGCCCAAATCACAGCTTTGTTTTCTACTTCTTTAAGGATATCCATCAATGCTATAATTCTTTCGTTCTTAATAAATTTAACAGTGCCATCATCTGCAGTAAAGTGACCACAAGTAATTTGATGAAGTCGCATCAACTGTACTAACACAGTTGAAGTAGTCATCATTTTGTTATCCATAGAAGCCAAAGCAATTCGTTTCATTTGATCATAAACTTTTCTTTGCTCTGGAGTTAGTTGAACAATTCTTTTCATAAAAGTATAGTCAGGAAGATCTAAACAATCTTCTTTCAACACCCGGTATGAAAATTTTTCTAGTTTGTCAGACAGTTCACCAAGGTTTTTATAACCTACTACAATTTGTACAGACCTGCCACCAAAGTTAGCAGATTTCATAATTGCATATCTAGTTCTAAATGCGTAGTAAGAACTAAAATCTAATAGTTCATCACCCAAAAATTCACATTGTTTGTAAAGATCTAATGGTGATTTTGTTACAGGAGATCCTGTAAGAATACGTCTAAATTTTGCCTCTCTTCCTAAAGCAACAATAGCCTTAGTTCGTTTAGCTTCTGGGTTTTTAATAGTAGTAGATTCATCAATAGCCATTAGGGTCCTATGACAACTTAAAAATTTAGCTGCAAATTTAAGACCTTTGTTAGTACTAAAAGATTCTACATTCATAATAAGAACGTGTAAGTTTTCACCTGTTTCAAATAAGGTATCTAGTTTTGTTTGTTGAGTTTTAGTAATATTTGCTTGCCAAAGAACTGTGTTATGATCAATGTGTGTTGGCAAGTGTGTAGGTAATTCATTAGCATGCCAAGTACCAATTACACCTTTGGGTGCTACAATTAAAGCACCATTTATTTTACCTTTGTCATACAACATAGCAATGTTGTCTATTAATACTTTTGATTTACCAGTACCCATTTCCATAAAATAAGCATAGCATTCTTTGTCCCAAGATTTTTTTAACGCAGTTAATTGATGTGCGTAAGGCTTAGTTTTAAATTTATAGTTCATAATTATAATTCTTCTTTCTGTTGACTTTTGTATTCTAATGATATAGGAAAGTCAAATAGAAAGTTATGGAAAATAAAGTTTACGTTATTCAAGAACTACCAGGAACAAGTAAAGGCGAACCTAAATTTAATATTATGGGTGCGTCAAAATATGGCGATATTGTCACATTGTTGCCTGAATTTTCCCAAATTATTCTGTCACCAGGTCCCTTAGTGTTTAAACTAAGAAAACTTTTAAAAAATTATACTTCCGATGATTATTTGTTATTAACAGGAGATCCTGCCATAATTGGAGTGGCGTGCTCAATTGTCGCAGACCTTACAAATGGTAGATATAACATACTTAAATGGGACAGACAGGAAAAAACTTATTACCCTATTGAAATAGATTTATATGAAAGAGGAGAAATAATGTTTGACAAATAAAAATTACGCATTATATAGGATATTATGAAAGGTAAAAAGGTAAAACAATATGTCAATTAATTTTGAACAAGACAAACAAGAAGATATAAACAAAACAGATGATGCTCATTTGTTATCTGCTCAAGTTTCTAAATTAAAAAATTTAGAAGATGAGTTGACATCAAGAGAGGACGAACTTAAGAAATTAAAAAAGAATATAGAATTAATTTCTGGTGAAGTTATTCCTACGATGATGCAGGAAATGAACATATCAACATTAAAATTAGCAGATGGTTCCGCAGTTGAAGTGAAACCTATCTACGGTGCTTCTATCACAGCAGATAAAAAAGAAGAAGCATTTAACTGGCTTCGAAACAACGGCTTGGGTGACCTTATTAAAAATGAGGTTACTGTTTCCTTTGGTCGTAACGAAGATAACAAGGCAGTGGAATACGCTGTCCTTGCGCAAGGTAAAGGTTATCAACCTGTCCAGAAATTAAAGGTTGAACCTATGACCCTAAAAGCATTGGTTCGTGAGCGTATCGAGTCTGGAAAAGATATGCCCACGGATCTATTTAACGTGTTCGCAGGAAGCCGAACCAAAATAACGAGGAAATAAACATGAGTAATGAAAAACGAAACACGGACAACGGCGCAACTAAAAAGTCTGCGGTAGCTGAAAAAGCTGCTGCAGGTGCATTGTCTACTAGCCTCTTTGAGGCTGACGCAGATAAAGGATTGGGTAATATAGGTCATGATGATCTAGCCCTACCTTTTCTTAAGATCCTAGGACAATTATCTCCAGAGGTAAATAAGAGAGATGGTAAGTATGTTGAAGGTGCAGAACCTGGCATGATTTACAACTCTGTTACAGGAGAATTGTTTGATGGAGTAACCGGAGTGGATGTCGTTCCATGTCACTATAAGTTAGAATACATAGAGTGGCAAGATAGAGGAGAAGGCGCTGGAGCACCAGTGAATATACACTCTTCTTCTAGCGATATCATGTCTCAAACTACAAGAGATGCAGGGTTTAAAGATAGATTACCTAACGGTAATTACATCGAGAGAACTGCAAGCCATTTTGTAATAGTAAATGGTGCAAGCCCATCGACTGCTTTAATTGCCATGAAATCAACGCAATTAAAGATTAGTAGAAAGTGGAACAGTATGATGGCTAGTATAAATCTTAAAGGAGCAAATGGAAAACTATACACTCCAGCTTCTTTTAGTCATGTATACAAGCTAAAAACTGTTCAACAATCGAACGATAAAGGTACGTGGTTTGGTTGGGAAATAAGTAAGGTTGGACCTATTGCTGATGCAGCAGTATACAACCAAGCTAAATCTTTTTCTGAAAGTGTCTCTAAAGGAGACGTTCAAGTCAAGCATGGGGATACCGCAGCTTCGACTACAGAAAAAACTAGCGCACACTTTTAATTTTCTGGTGGGGGCAAGCAATTGCCCCCACTTACACAAACATGGGTTACAATGGAAAAAGATTTTATAAAGATATTTAACGGATTAGAAAGAAATTATGGCTACATCAAAGACATAGGTAGTAGCAAACATAACAACGAAGGTAAACTCAAGACAGTTTACACTTGGGCCAAAAAAGAAATTACAGATCAAGATTATATAGACCATTTAAATGGTAAAACATCTATAGGTATTCAACCTTGTGATGATGAAGGTATGGTTAGCTTTGGAGCAATCGACATTGATGACAAAGAACACAGCTATACAAATTTTCCCTATCAAAAATATTTAGAAGCTATTGCTAAACATAAATTACCTGTAGTACCAGTTAAATCTAAAAGTGGTGGATTACACATCTATATGTTTTTTGCAGAAAAAGTTAAAGCTACTTTTGCAAGAGAGTGTTTAGAAAATTTATTATATAGTTTAGATCTTAAACCAGGAATAGAGATCTACCCTAAACAAACAGAACTAGGTTTAGACTCTGAAGGTAACCCTATTGATGGACAGTTTATAAACATTCCATACTTTAATAAAAAAGAAAGAGTTGCATTAAATTTAGATGGCACTGAGTTTTCATACGAAGAATTTATAAAAGTTGTAAATGCAAATAGATTTACAAAACAACAATTAGAAGAGTTTTCACTAGCCCATGTGAAAAATCTGCTACAGGGAGGTGCTGAAGATTTAGTCGACGGACCTCCTTGTTTGCAGTTATTGACACAAAGTAAACTAAAAGAT